TAGCAGCTACAAGATGGATTGATACTTTGGTTTATTACGGAGATAGATGTGATGATGACCAAGCGTTGAAGTTTCCTCGAACTAATTATCAAGTTGATGGAGTTGAACTTGCTTGTACTTTGATTCCACAAAATATTAAGTATGCCCAATATGAATTAGCTTTTGCTTTGGCAAATGATACTGATGCAATTATTGGGAGCACTGGAACTGATGGTAATTTTGAAGAAGTTAAGTTAGGAGATATTCAAGTCAAATACAATACAACGAGTCAAGGAACGGGTTCTGTTAATAATGTATTTGACGTTTATCCGTGGTTACAAAGTTATCTAGGTGCTTATGTTCTTGGCGGTGCTGGCAGTTTTCAACTTAGAGTGGTTAGAGGATAATGGCAGGACAATTAGACACAGCATTAAAGAACATAGCCAAACAGGTAGTAAGTGATCTTGGTAAGTCTTTAGACACTTCAATTACTTACATAAGAAAAACTTCTCCTGTTTATAATTCATCTACAGGAGCAGTAACTACAACTGATGTCAGTTACAGTATTAAAGTGCCTATAGAATTTATTGATTCTGATGAAGAAAGTGGATTTCAAGAAAATACTGCCAGACTATATATAACCCCAGACCAAATAGGAGATAGTCAGCCCGTATTACAAGATGAAATATCACTATCTTTTTCTGGTTCTACTAGATTTGCTAAAATCATGGATATTAGAACACTAAAAGGTGGTCAAGAGTATTTGTTCAGATTGAGGATCGTTTTCTAATGACATTAGTAAATGCAAGAGCAGCAATAGAGACAGCTATAAAAACAGCAGTTACTAATGCTGACAATACAGTTACAGTAGTTTTTGACAATATGCCCTTTACGACTCCAGGTAAAAATAAAAAATATGTAATGATTAACATAAATTTCAATCAAGCTACTGCTCAACCTCAAGGAGCAGCCCAAACATATTATCAAGGTGCAGTTCGTTGTGGAGTAATGACTCCTCCCCACAAAGGTTCTGCTGTAGCGTCAGCAATATCTGAATCTGTAATAACAGGTCTTACATCTGTAAATGCTTCTGATTACAGTGATAGCTTTTCTTGTTCTCCTAGAGTTTCACAAATTGTAGGTCCTACAGCAGTTACTACAGAAGGTGACAGTCATTTTCTTAGTGTTGTAAGTTGCAACTTTACTGCCAATGGGTAAAAAACGCAGACCAATTACACAATTACCAGACGATTTAAGGCAAATAGCCGAGTCTGCTAGATCCAATGCAGCAGCAAGAATAGTTTACGGACTTCAAAGCGATGGTCCGTGGTGGTCAGGACATTTTGCACAAAGTTGGAAAGTATCTACAACTCCTGTAAGGCCAACAAAAGATAAAACAAGAGAACGTAAAGATCAACAATTACCAAGTCAATTTAATGATAGAAAAAATAATAATGAAGTCCAATGTTCTCCACCTAGTAGTAAGGCACAAAGAACAACAGGTGGAGCAGGAACCCCTATGGAAACTGTTGAGTATCCAGGAAAAACAGGTAGAGTACCAGGATTACCTGAAGTTCCTCCAGTGGGTTTAAAAAGTGATTTATATATAGGAAACGAAGCTAAGTATGCTGGTTTTGCGGTAAACAGACCTAACGCTAAAATGCCTGATATACAAGGTAATCCAGTAACTTACGAGCAGCATGGCAAAGAACACAGATTAAGTTCTAAAGACAGTAATCCAAACTGGTATAAAGTGTACACAGAACATAATCAATTTCTTAAAACTGACATAACTAAAGGTTTTTTATCTGCTGGTTTTAAGACAGATAAGTAATTTTAAGGTATATTAGAGTAGTACAAAAAATTAATTTATGGCTGACAAACGAGCTATTGACAAGCTAAAAGAAGCATTTTGTATCGACAACCGCAGTCGTTACATTATTAAAAAAGAAGACGTAGTAATTTTAGAAATATATTGGAAGCCTTTAACTATTGCAGATAGAGAAACAATATACAAGACACTTGCTGGAATGAATAAAGCAGATGATAGTGAAAGTTTAGAGTATGCTTTACAAGTAATAATAAATAAAGCGGAGGATCAAAACGGTAATCAATTATTTAGTGAAGGAGATAGAGCTTCGTTAAGGAGAGAGATACCATTAACTGTTCTTACCGATTTAATGTTAAAAATGCAGGGAGTACAGGAGGGGGTAGATGCCGTAAATTCTAAAAGTACACCTTAATGACGATAACAATTTATTTTTACAGTTTTTCTTATGTGAAAAGCTAGGTTATACGTTACAAGAATTTAGAAATAAGGTAACAATAGAGGAATTGATATATTGGAGTTCATATTTAGAGTTAAAAAGTGAGCGAGAAAAGGCAGAATATGACAGAATAGGAAAAGAATCCAAATTTAAACGACAAAGTTAGATGGCAAATGACGCTGTTTACGAAGTTAATATAAAGCTAAATGCTCAAAACTTTGAAGCAGAACTTGATGCGTTAAAGAAAAAATTAGAAAGATTCACAAAAGACGCTAAGAGAAAAAATGAAAAAGATCCAATATTTAAAGAAGGAAGAGAGTTAACAGTATTAAAGTCTATTCAAAGCACTCAAAACAAACTAAATGAATTAAAAAGATTTGGAGTATCTATATCAAAACAAGAATCCCATTTAACTGAAGCAAAAGCAAAAGTAGAGAAAGGTCAGTTTAGATCAGCAAAAAATTTAGTAAGTCAAGCACAGTTATTAAATTTAGAAAAAGCTGAAGATTTACGCATAGCAAAATTACTGGTAGCAGAAGAAAAAAAGAGACAACGAGAACAGAAAAAACAAATAGACTTACAAAAAAGAAGAGGGCAAGCAGTTATAAAGAGTGCTGCTATTGGTGGTGGTTTTCCTTTGTTATTTGGGGGTGGATTAGGACAGGCCATACCAGGTGCTATTGGTGGTGCGTTAGGTGAAGCGGCAAGTCCTGGTGGTGGTTTTGCTGGTTCTATTGCAGCTACAGCTTTAACTGCAGAATTAACAAAGATTGGTCAGGCATCTCTTGAAACAGCAAAGAAGATGGGAACATTAAATGGAAAACTTGCACTTGCAAGAGAAAGATTTTTATTTACTTCAGATGAAACCGAAGAGTTAGCTCGTCAATTAGAAAGACAAGGAAAAGTACAAGAATTAAACAATTTACTTTCAAAAGAATATCAACAAATAGTAGGAAATAAGGGAGTAGAAAATTTAAACAAGTTAAATGAAGTATCAAGTGAATTTAGTAGACTTATGGGTATATTAAAAACTAATTTTGATGCGTTTATTGCAGGTCCTTTAACTAAATTATTAAAGTTTTTAAATAATGTACTTGGACAAGATGTAACTAGCACTCAATTTAAAAATTTAAGAAACAATTTAACTGGTACAGAACGAGAAAATTTTGAAGCAAGATTAAAAGAGTTGAGAAAAGAAGCAGGAGGAGGAAAAACAGGAGGAGCAATTACTGACAGCATTAGAAGACAACTAATGGGGGAGTTTGGTGCTAAACCCCTTGCAGATATGGGAGTAAAAAATAATAAGTTATTCAAAGAGCAAATTAATTTAGGTAAAGATCGTTTAGCAGATCTAGATAAAGAGATAGAAAAAGCAAATTTAAAAAATACGCTTTCAGAAAGAGAATTTGAGGCTGAAATGAGAATACAAGAAATAATGAAAGGAACAACTGGACTAACCAGAGATCAAGTAAAAGCAAAATTAGATAAGCTATATGTTTTATCTCAAGAACAAGAAAAATTACAAAAAACAAAAGAACTATATGACAGTATTGGTAACAGCATAGAGAAGGGAATAGTTGATGCTATAAATGGTGCAATAGAAGGCACAAAAACTTTAGGTGATGTTGCCCGTAGTGTATTTAGAGAAATTCAAAGATCACTTATATCTTTCGGTGTAAATGCTTTTCTTGGTGGATTAATTCCTGGTTTTTCTGGTAGAGCAGATGGTGGTCCTGTTACTAAGGGAAGGGGTTATATAGTTGGTGAACGAGGTCCAGAATTATTTACGCCAGGGTCTTCTGGAAATATAACACCAAATCACCAGTTAGGAGGATCTACAAATGTAGTGGTAAATGTAGATGCTTCTGGTTCCTCTGTTGAAGGTGATGAACAAAGAGGAAAAGAACTTGGTCGTCTTATATCAGTTGCTATACAATCAGAATTAATACAGCAGAAAAGACCTGGAGGTTTAC